CGAGAGTTCACCAAAGCGGCTCATGAATGCACCGGCGCGATGGTTCCTTGTGAGCCAAGAGTGGGCGCGATCGTCTGCCTTTGGCGTGGAGCAATCTGTGTTCACGTGGGGTTGGTCGTTGACGTAGATGGACGCCTTCACGGCATGGAAATGCTCAAGACGGGCGTTTCGATAAAGCCACTTAACAAGTTTCTCGAACGATATCCTAGAGCGAGCTTTCACTTTGATCAGCATATACCCATCCAAGCTTGAGGGTGAGCCTCTAGAGCGACACCAAACCGATGTCGTAATGACAATCGAGCAGTGGCTTATTGAAAGCGTACCCAACTATGAAAGGCGTGAATCAGCGCCGATCAGCATCGAAGTAAATGGCTTCCTGATCATGCCGGTTGACTGGGCTGCCGTTGAGTTTGGGCCTGATGATGACGTAAAGATCTACCCTGAGCCGAAAGGCCTGGAAGCAGCGACGATTGGCATTATCGCCGCCGCGGCAGCTGCAGCAGTGGTTGCTGCCGTTATCTTCCTGCGGCCTAACGTCAATACGCCTGGATCATTTGACCAGCAGGGCAAGTCACTAAACCTAGCAAAGACCAAGGGTAATCAGGTCAAGATCGGTGACGTCATACGTGAGGCCTCTGGTAGGAACAAGATATTCCCTGATTACCTCCTGCCGCCGCGGCATTACTTTCAAGATACCCGGATTCAATGGGCTGAGCTGTGCCTATGCGTTGGCGTGGGTGAGTTCGATATTGACCCGGGCGCGGTAAAGATCGGCGATACCTCCCTGGCAGCGCTTGGAAATACAGCCTCATATAAGATTTTTGGCCCAGGAGAGGATCTCTCGGGCGAGTCCGCAGCTGATTGGTGGCAATCGTCTACAGAAGTCGGCGCAACCAGTACAGGGGGCGCAGGCTTAACGCTCAAGGCAACTTTCGACATTGATCAGCAGCCTACCGCAGACACCTATCTGTTCTCAGGTCCACAAATAAGCGTGCCGACAGGTGCCGGGTGGTTCCCCATCGGCTGGCAGTCTGGCCTGATTGCTCGGGTAGAGGTTACTTATCCGTATACCTTTACCAACCCAGGTAATGGCGGGGCTACCTTAATCACTGGTGATCACTTGGCAATGATCAAGCCTTATGTGGGCATGCCCGTTGAGATCGCTGGTGATAATGCTGGATCGTATGTGGTTGCCAGCTACACGCCTTATAAGGAAGGCGAGATGGGTGAGCCAGACACTCCTGCCTCAATGACGCTTAATTACCCAAGCGGCGCGCCGGCCAATGGCCTTGCGACAGGAAACCTGAACAGTGCCATTGGGTTTCAGGGTTTACGTTATCGTATAACGTCTGTTTCTGATGATGCAGTATCGGATGATGATCCCAGCACCACAGATCATGGACCCTCTACCATAACCCTTGCGCGCCTGACGGATACCGGGGCGATCGATAGTAACTGGACAGGTTTCGACACGCAGAACAGCGCTACGGCATTGATCTCTCTGGATACTTCCACGCTCGAAGGTGACTGGTCTGGCCCTTTTGCATCCTGTCCAGATGGAGAAGTAACCAGCGCTATTGAAATAGATGTCTTTTTCCCTCAAGGCCTAGTCAATTTCAACACTAAGAAGGGCACCAAAAATCCGCATACATGCACAATTGAGGTTCAGTATCGGAATATGGATACGCTCGATGAATGGACTTCAGTCAGATTTACTTATACGAATAAAACCTCTGATCAACTTGGGTACACCCAACGAATCGACCTGCCGACGGCTATGAGGGCCGAGGTTAGAATGCGTCGGATTGGTCAGGAGTCCACTGCGACAGACCGGTATGACCGAGTGCAGTGGTACGGCCTCAAGGCTCGACTGGACAAGGCCCCGAGGTCTTACCAAGGCGTCACGGTAATGACCGTTTATATCCGTGGCGGTGATCAGCTATCCGCTCAGTCTGAAAGCCAGATATCGGTAGTTGCCACCCGTAAGCTACCAAGGCTTGTTAACGGCCAATGGACCTCTGCGCAGCCTACCCGTGAGATAGCGCCCTGGGTTGCATACGTGGCTAAGTCCATAGGCTATACCGATGATGACCTTGATATTGATGAACTGGGACGGCTAGGCCGGGTGTGGAGTGATCGGGGCGACTACTTTGACCACGCCATAGAGGATAACAGCACGGTCAAGGAATGCATCAATGATGCCCTTACTGCCGGGTTCTCGGAGTTCACGCTAGACCGTGGGCGATTAAGGCCGGTAAGAGATGAGCCTCGTTCTGTTTATGAGCACATGTATTCGCCTCAAAATATGACGGGACCGCTCAAGCGCAGCTTCACATTGCCCGCTCCGGACGATTATGACGGTGTTGACGTCAAATACATTGACCAGACCACTTTTGCCGAAGAAGTCGTGAAATGCCGTCTGGAGGGAGATCAAGGCCAGACCATCAAGGAAATTACACTGCGAGGTGTGACTAACCGAGACAGAGCGTGGCGGATCGGCATGCGTCGGCGCAGGGAGTTTGCGTATCGAACCAAGAGCTATAACTTCTCAACAGAGCTTGATGCGCTTAATAGCGGGTATTTGAGCTATGACGTCCTGGCTGATGATGTTCCGGGTTATGCCCAGAGTGCCTTGCTGATGAATGCCGTTCAGACTGAGACAGGCGTTGTTCTAGAAAGCTCTGAACCGCTTGATTGGTCCAGCGACGAGCAGCATGTGGTTCTGCTTAGAAAGCCTGACGGCTCGACAAGTGGCCCATGGGAAGCCTCACAGGTTGATGATTACAGGCTAATGATCGGCAGCGTTGATTTCATGCCCGATACGTCATGGTCTATCGAGCCACCTCATCTTCTGTTCGGAACGGTTCGCCGGTCTGGTTACCCAGTCCTTATTACATCAATAGAACCGGGTGACTATTCAGTAGACGTAGAGGCAATCGGCTATGACGAGCGGGTCTACGCAGATGACGATAATTACGCCCCGGAGGAAGCATGATTCAATACCCAAAGGAGCTGCCGCGACCTCTGGCTGATGGATATGATTTTCAGGCAGTCAGCCCCATGGTCAGATCCAATCTGCAGAGCGGAAGGGTCAGGCAGAGAAGGGCCTTCAGCTCGGTTCCTACAAACGTTACTGTCAAATGGATGATGAACCAGATCCAGGCTCAATATTTTGAAGCGTGGTTTGAAGAAGTCTTGGTATCAGGCTCGCAATGGTTTGACTGCCCGCTCTCTGCCCCGACTGGATTTCAGCCCTACACGGCTAGATTCACTGACATCTATCAGGGCCCCACTCTAATAACAAAAGGGTGGTGGCAATTCTCGGCGGTTCTTGAGCTTCGCAAGAGGCCTCTTGTTGAGCCCGGCTGGATCATTGAGGCACCCGAATACATATTGGCTGCGCCTCTCTTTGATGAAGCCATGAACAAGAAATGGCCGGATGACGATTACCAGACGTATATGGATGCGTTTGACCGCGCCGTAAACGAAAAGCTACCCAGCAACTAATTTCACAAAGCCCTATTAGACACGGCCCGGACGCTGTGGGCATCCGTTCGCCTGGAGTATTTGCATGATAGACCTAACTGTAGGGTCTAGTGACCCTCGCGTCTTATATCAGAACGCAAAGAACCTAGATAAATTAATGAACGGTGACTTGCCGTTCTACCCAAGCCGACTTGGCCTTCTAAAACAAAGCTGGGCAGGCATGCAGGCAGAGTTTAAAGCCGCCCAGGAGGGCCGCCTTGCCTCGTTTAATAGCTTCCTCAAGTCATCCGGGTATCAGGACTTAGGAACATATAAGGCTGGAATACAGATTACCGCATACAACCAGTATGTGATGTACAACGGGCAGCCTTATCGCCTCGCTGGGTCCAGCCGTGTGCCATATACGACGACTGGCGACTGGGCTACAGAGTCCACCAGCTTCGTTTTGTTGGGTGATGATACGTTACGGCAGGATTTGTCGAATGCTGTAGACCCTGCGAAAGGTTCGGCTTTAATCCCGTCGGTTGGTCGTGTAGTTGGAAGTATTGCGGCTATCCGAAGCCTTCCTAAGACAGGGAGCCAAACGGCATTCGCTCTGGCTTTTGCGTCAAAAGGGGACTTAGGAGGCGGCAATTATTATCTAGATACGACCGATACGACATCGTTAGACAACGGGGGGACCATTCTTGTAGCTGGTGATGGTGGCCGCTGGAAGCTTGTACATAACGGCACGATTAGCGTTCGGGTGTTCGGCGCGGGCAGGGGTGGCGATGATACAGCTGCATTTAAGGCGGCTTGTGGTTTGGGCCTGCGAGTTCATGCGCCGGCCGGCAACTATCTCATTACTGGAAACGTTCCGGTAAGTTGGGAACTGTTCGGTGACGGTAAAAACTCAACAACGATCACCGTAAATGGCTCTGGGTTCGATGTGTTTACCTTCAGCGGTGACTACACTGGAGCTTATGGGTTTACAGTTACGTCTAACACTCAACGAACAGGCGGGATTACTTTTAACGTTTCAGCCGCCACGCGAGGAAACCAGTTTAAGGATATTAGAACCCAAAACCAGTTTCTTTCGTACAAGATCAGCGGAAATGCAGTTCAGACGTACATGCTCAGGCTTGAGATTCTTGACGCTACAGCCACTACAGGTGGCGGCATCTTTATTGATGGCGGCAATGATACGTTCCTCGAAAACGTGGTATTTGATGCCAGCGGCACTCAGCCGCGCTATGGCTTGAGGGTTCAAAACTCCCAGGCAATATGGGTTTATGCATGTGACTTCTTGCATGCTCAGGTTCCATTGCTTATTGATCCAACAACTGGCGACTTGATCACTTGGCTATTCTTTGATGAATGTGCGTTTGACCAGGGAAGTGCCAATGGCATCGAAATCAACGTAAGTGGTACCGGTTCGTTGAGAGGAGTTTTCTTCAGTGGATGCTGGAGCGCTACCAATAATAGAGGTGTTTATATTTCAAAAGCCTCTGGGGCTCAGCTTGATTTAGTTGTGTTTGAAGGCCAGAAGCTCCTGAACAATTCTCTTCAAGGTGCGCTTATTGCGGGCGGCGATAACATTATATTTGACGGAGGAATCGTTTCTGGCAACAGCTTGGCTCAATACGGCAATTACGCGGGCATTGATTTCCAGTCTGGCGTGTCCGGATTCAGTGTCAGAGGTGTTCGGGTAGGTGCAGTAGCAGGTTTCAGTAATATTCAGAGCTATGGAGTGCTGATTGGCACTAATTGCAATGGCTATCAGATCGTTGAATGTAATTTGACTGGAAACCAAACGAGCGGACTCGCTGATAATTCCTATACGACTAGCACTGAACGTATCGTCACTGGCAACCTGGGGGCTAAGACCCGAGTGTCCGGTACTGCAACAATACCGGCTGGCAAGTCTTCTTTCTCGGTATTACATGGCCTGAATGGCATACCTACGAGTGCCATCGTCACGCCGACTGCCAATCTTGGAACTCTTACATATTGGACGGCGAACCCTTCTTCTACGGGGTTTGACATAAAAACCAGCGATAACGTATCCGCGGACACCAGCTTCTACTGGACCGCCAGTATCTACGACTGACTCACACATACCCCTTAGACACGGCCCCGGACGCTGTGGGCTTCCGTTCGCCTGGAGAAAGCTATGCCGCAATACAACACTGATAACCCGCTGGGTTCGATGGACCCGCGAGATATGTATGACAACGCCAACGTCTTGGACAACATCGTCAATGGTGATCTGGACGTTTACTTTGATCGACTCGGAAATCCGCGCAAGTCCGTCAAATATCTAATTGAGTTAAATCAGACCCTTGGTCGCGAACTTGCTGACGCTGAATCAGAAGACAAGGGCGCCGAACTGATCGGTTACAAAGGAAGAACCGTCGCAGCAAAACTATCAGAGATAGTTAGCGTAAAAGACTATGGCGCTAAGGGTGACGGAGTGAGTGACGATGCTTTTGCGCTTATTGCAGCTTCTATCGCCACAACAGGAAC